TATTAGCCATGTTGCCTACCTCCTATCAAAAGCGCACAAGGACCGTGCCGCCCGTGCCGCTGCCGGCCTTGGCGTCATAGTCGACGACCTCGGCAACGCCGGACGTGGTGGTCGCGGTGACCTGCATACCGTCGGTGTGAAGGGTGACCTTCGCGCCGCGGTTCATGCCGGAAAAGCTCGCCTGGTTGGTCGTCTCAAAGATCATCTGGTCGTCGATGCGGACGACGGGGATGATGTCGCCGGCGGTGCAGGCGGCGCTCTTGTCGACCATGGAGATGTAGGTGGGCTTGGTGGTACCGGTGGCAATCGCGAGGTTGCCGCTGGTCTGGGTCAGCGCCATGCCGACTTTCGGCGTGATGGCGCCGCAGGGGAGATACTCCCACGGACGCGGCTGGCCGTCGCCGTAGGAATGAATCAGAAATGCCATGATGAAATCCTTCCTTTCAGTTTTTGTGGAATCGCGCATAGTGCGCTTGGATCTCAGCATCGGTCGCGGTCGGATTGAAGAGCTTGTACTGCTCCTTCACATCGGCGGGGACCGTCACGGCCCCGCTGCCCCGCGTCTGCGTGGGTGCCATGTGTTCCTTGCTGTTGGCTGCGTTGATCGCCGCCTGCCGGCTCGCAGCCGCCGCGCTCTGCGTCAGCGTGTCATAGTTGGCCAGTTTGAACGCGTCCACGATGCTGATTCCCTTCTTGACGTAGTCGTATACTTGCTTGTATTCCGGCCGCTTCACAAGATCTTCGACAGTCTTGACAGACGGATCGAGCTTGCCGATGGCAGTGATCTGCTCATCGAGGATCATCTTCTGCTTTTGCTGCCTTGCCTCTTCCGCGGCCCTGCGGTAGTCCCGGACGCTGGGGAGATTCTGCACGAAGGCGTCGAACTCGGCCTCGTTCATGCCGGAGGCATCGGCGACTTCCTTCTTCTTCTCCTGCGCTTCCCGCGTCTTCCACGCGTCCCACTCCGCCTTGGTTCTGATGGGCTGTCCGGTGTAGGGATCTGTCTGTCCCATTGCCGCGATGGCCTCATCGAGCTGCCGCTGTGCCGCCGCCTGTGCCTGTGCGATCCCGGCGTCCCGTTCCTGCTCGGCCTTCCGGCGAGCTGCGGCATACTTCGCATTCTCTTCTGAGGATTGCTCCTCTTTCACTGCGGTCTGCTCGGCGGGGGCAGACTCTTTTTCGCCTTGCGCATCCTCCGTATAGGTCGTTGTTTCGGCTCCCGCCGTGGTCTGCTCGGCGGCTGCAGACTCGTTTCCGCCTGTGGAAGCCTCGATCCCGAAGACGCTGCCGTAGTCAATTTCATTCATGTGCTGTACCTTTCTGGATTTTTACGCTTTTCCTGCGAGATGAGAATTACTTGCCGGCGCGGAGATCCTTGCCGGTCTTGACCGTGGACTTGCCCTTCTTGACGTTCTGGCTCTTGATCGCCTTGACCGTCTGGGCGCCACTGTTGGAGATCTGATACTCAGCCATTCGGATTTCCTCCTTTCTGCTGGTTTCTCATATCTGCAAGGCGATTTGCCTGTGCATCCCTTCGTGCGTCTTCCCTCGCTGCGCGGATCGCGTTGCTCTGCATCCGCTGCTGCTGGGCGTTCTGCATTGCGGCCTCTCTCTGGCGCTGTCCCTCCATCGCCGCCTGCTGCTGCATCTGTGCCTGCTGCATCGCCAACTGCTGCTGCTGCATCATCATCTGCTGTTGCTGCTGCTGGGCGAGCATTTCCTTCAGATACTCCAGCGTGTCTTCCGCGCCGGGATAGTGCAGCATGGCCATCTTCGTCCAGAAGAGGATCAGCGTGTTCACGTTCGCCGGATCGCCGAAGGCGCCGGTCTGCAGGTTCATGCGCGTCTCCTGCCACATCGCCTCGCGGTTCTGAGCAAGAGAAGAGGACGTGTCACAGCTAAAGAGGAACTGGTCGTTCCAGTACCACTCGCCGTTCGCGTCCTGCTCAAGGAAGTCGTATTTGTTGAACGTCTCATACTGCGGCTGTCCGTGCTTGTCGGTCGATACCACCGGCCTCGGCTCGTCGGTGTACGCCAGTTTGAATTTGAACATCGCCTCATACAAGGCAGCGTAGGCGGCGTCCTTCATGCGGCGCTTGCTCTCCAGCCGCCCGGCGCTCTGTGCCGCTGCGAATTCTCTGGCCTTACCGGAGGTCGCCGTGGTATCCTTTCTGCCCTGGAAGGAATCCGTGATGCCGATCTGCTGCCGCGCCTCTTCGTAGACCTGATTCAGATACTCAGCGTCCTGCTGGATATTCCCTTGGAGATCGTATACGTCGATGAGCGCCTTGCTCGCTGGATCTCCGGGGCGGATGACCTTCATGTCCTCCGCGTCGACCTCGATATAGCAGTCGTCCGGAAGGGTCATATAGGAGCCGCTCTTCAGCAGCTTGTCGATGATCTTCGCTTCCAGCCGGTTGGTCGTGTTCTGCTGGTCGGCGATCTTGTCGACGTCGCTGTCCCCGCCGAAGCTGCCGTAGATACTGACGCTCTTCTGCTGCAGCACCGGGAACACGTTCGGCTTGTAGAAGGGGATCTTTGTCGGCGTCCGGACGATCTCCGTGGCCGGAAGCCCGGTGTACGGATCGACCGCCGGCATCCCCATGTCATCGAGCATCGGGAGCTGCTCCTCTTTGTACGGAGGAATGATCTCGCCGCTGCTCTTTCTGACCGGCGCCGTCAGCTCCTCAAAGTCCTCGGTGCTTTCCTCAAACGAGGACGAGCCGCAGAACGGGCAGACGTTCTTGTTCTTCGGCTTCTCCTCCACCGGGGCAGTGCCGTCCAGCGTCGGCTCCATGGGCTGCAGGCCTTCGTTGAAGATCTGGCCGCACTTCTTGCAGCGCTTCAGCCGCCGCGCCTGGTAGTCCTCCATATCTTCAAGCTGGACGTCGTTGACCCACGAATACTTGCCGATCCCGCCGGCGTCGTTGCGGTAATAGGCGACGTACTGCGTGACGAGATCCTTGCTCTCGCTGGCCACGCTGCCGCGGATGTCCGGCTCGCTCTCACCCTCGTCCTCCAGGTCGACGCCGTACCTTCTCTCGATGAACGTGCGCGTCTGCGGGATCTTGACGATGATGTAGTCCATGTCCTCGATACCGGAGTAGACGCCGTCCTGCGGGATGACCTGCTTCGGATGCAGCAGACTGACGGACAACTCGCCGACCGTCGTATGGGTTCTCTTGGTGTTGTCCCATTCGACCAGCCAGTCGCCGCTGCCCTGGATCGGGACCGTGCGTTCCTGCTGGTCGTTCATGGCCTCAAACGGCAGGCGGTCGATCTCGTTGCGCAGCATATCCTCGATGATCTTTGCGAGGTGCTGGTCCTTCTGGTATCTGGCCGTGACCTTCGGCGCCGGGATCGCGCTGTCCACCTGCGCTTCCACCAGCTCGGCGACGATGTTCCGGACGTGGACCGCCTCGGTCTTCTTCTCGCCGACGACGATATCTCTGAGCTCCCGGTCGCCCTTGTAGAGCGCCTCGCGCCCGTCCATCTTGCTGAGTTCGTCGCTGTACGCGGCCTCGTTCGTGGCAAGGCGTTCCTGCCAGAGCGTCAGCTTGTCGTTCTTCTCTTTCACTTCTGAGGCTTCCCCCATTTCTCAATCAGGATTGCTTTCTCCGCCTTCGATGCGGCGCGGTAGTCTTCCCACATGGACTCAGTCCACTTCTTCCCCGGCTCCTCCGGGACCGTCTGCAGGTACGATTGATGCGGCCGGATGTAGTGAGCGATGGCCAGACTCATGACGCAGTCGTCGTGCGCTCCCTCTTCCGCCGTCGGTTTGTAGTTCTCGTCCCGGACGAAGGTCAGCATCTCTTCCAGCGTGGTCCGGTCGCAGACGATGTCGATGTCGTCGCGGCAGGCCTTGATCAGTTCCGATATGATGACCGGGCGCGTCTTGCTGTTGGTCTGAAAACCGAAAGACCGTTTGACGGCGTGCGTGTAGTCGTCAACGGTCTCTCTCACATATTGTTTCGGATATCTCAACCGCTCCAGCTCCCGCACCGGGAACGTGGAGAAGTTCGTCTCGATGCCCACCAGGGCGTTGTTGTAGTACTTGCCGAGGCAGTACATCTGTTTCGCGTAAAGGTCCTCGTCGGTCTGCTGCCGGAGGATGGCGACCTGCGTCCCGGTCCGGTTGTCCAGGACCTGCCCGACGAAGCTGTCGCTGCCCTCGCCGGCGGTGTCTCCGCCGATGACGTAAGGAACGCCGTCGATCCGGTCGGCATAGATGCTGATGAATCCCTGCGGGTCGTCCTCCCAGCGGATGTCCTGCAGCTCGGTGCCTGTGTCAGTGTAGGTGAACATCCCACGCTTTATCGGCTGGATGTTGTCGTTGATCCTGCGCTGCACGTCCTTGCCGTTGAATACGCTGCGGCCCGTCGTACCCCACTGGCCGAGGCAGTAGACCGTGTAGTAATACTCGTCGGTGTCCTTATATGATTCGAGGACGCGGATATTCTCTGCGTCCAGGAACTTGTTATCCTTGTATGTGGTTTCACTCGTCCGGACGCGCTCGTCCGTCTGGTCGAAGAATCTGCGCTTCAGCCAATGGTTGATCGAGATCGGGTTGAAGGACAGGATGATCTGCTTGTAGTGTTCCGTCTGGCCTCTGAGTCGGATGTCGAGCTGGTTGAAGTCAGACTCCAAAAGCTCTGACGCTTCCTCGATCCAGATCCCGGTCACGTTGTATATGGACTTCAGTTTCTCGACGTCGTCCAGACCGGCGAAGAGGATCACGCTGCCGTTCGGGAAGGTCAGCGCCATGTCCGAGCGGTTGATCTTCACGCCGGCGTTCACCTCGGAGCATTGCCCGATGAGCTGCGCGAAGCAGGAATCCCGCAGCGTCCTCGCGACCTTGCGGCAGACAAGCATCCGGTGGCCCGGCTCGTCCACGCAGCGCTCGATGATCTTCTGTCCGGCGAAGATGCTCTTGCCCGATCCGCCGCCGCCTTTCAGTACCAGATAGCGATGCTCGTCAAAGAACAGCGGGAAGAACGCAGGATTGCTCCGGTCCCACAGCGCCCGGTACCATATCGCAAGCTCAACTTCGAGGTCACTTGGTTTCGGCCTTGTTTTTCTCATAGGCCTCCAGCGCTTTCTTCATCGCCGTCCCGCGTTTGGACAGGCTCATCGTCTCGATCATGCTCACCTGGGCGTTGGCGTCCACCTCGGCGGTGACGTCCAGTTTCTGGGCAGGCTTGCCGATGTCATACTCGACGAGCATCCGCGCCGCCTGCATCCGCAGATCGACCTTCTGCTTGTCGTCCTGCATGACCTCATACGCAAATCGAAGTGCCTCTTCGCCCTTGCCCTTCAGCCATTCCGGTTTTGGAGTCCTCCCTCTGTGTCCGAGCTGGTTCCCCTTCTTGAATTGTGTATCTGAGCTAGGCATAGTTCCTCCGTTTACAGTCCGTATCCAACGGACGCAGCAAGCACGGCCCCGCCCTCATCCGTTACAGCGCTCGCCTTTTCCCCGCCGGCGGCACGGAGGAGAAGTATGCCGTGCCGTACCGGAAACCATTCGTCTTCCAATTAATGGCAGAAGAGCAAGGACTTTCATCCCTGCTCTTCGCTCCAGCATAATCACTCTAGCATAAAAAACGATGCAAAAAGTGACCACTTTTTTTATTTTTTCAGCGCGACGTAGACTGCCGTCAGGATCTCGTTGTTCCACCGCTTGACTGTCCGGTCGGCGTAGTGACATTCCATGGCGGCGCCCTCCAGGGTATGCGTCCGTTTGAAGTAGACCAGCCTGATCATCCGCATCCGTTCCTCCGCGTTCGGATAAGCGCACTGCATCTTCATCATGAACTCCACCGCTGATATGACGGACTCTTCGTATGGCGTCAGCTTCACCCGCAGCGCGATGTCCTCGGTCGTCCGTCTCGCCGTGTGAGATCCGGGCTGGCCGCTGTAGTTCGGCGTGATCTGCTGCTCTCCGGTTTCATTCTGTTTCCGTTTCGCCTTCGGATAGTTCCGCAGCGCCGCCCTGGCCTCCGTCCTCCAGCTCACTCCGCCACCTCCCGCTTCGTACAGCTTTCTCCGTACCTGCATCCTCGCCGGCGTCCGGTCCGGAGCAGATAGTCACAGAGGTTGCCGACGTACTCGCCGCTGCCGTAGTACACGCACTTCTTGCAGAACTCCCGGTCCTTTGTCTCCTGCTTCTGCTGACGCAAGATGTACGCCCTCTGTCTGGCACGCTCCAGGCGCTCCCGCGTCAGCTCCCGGTTGCGCTCGGCCGCGCAGGCGTCGCAGTATTTCCGTGACGGGCTGCACACTTCCGGGAGAGGTCCTCCGCATCTCAGGCAGATCCTCTCGCTCACGGCGCCGCCTCCCACCATCCGACCGATGATTCTCCCGTCTCGCTGTTGCTCCAGATCTCCACCACGCAGTTCTCATGCCGCTCGCATTTGTCGAAGACGTTGTTCGCCGTTGCCGGCGCCGCGCCATCCTTTTTCTGCTTTGCTATCGTACTTAAATCAAAGCTAATGTCCTGCAAAAACTGTCTAATCATAGCAAGTTCAAACATAATCTCGCGCATGATTGAAACTAGTTGTTTTAACATTCCGCACCATCCTTGTCTGTAATTTCCTTATACATCTCGTTCAGCATTGCTGAAGGCAACATAGTCGGCAGAGACTCACAGTTAACATAGCGTGTGGCTTTTGCGTTCCCCTTTCGCATGACGTATTTGTTTTGGTAAGTTTTCCATTCATACGAAACGAAAAACTCTACGTCATGCTCTTTGCAAAAGTCCTTAACGATTTTGCTTCTCCAATCATCCATCCTCGTCACACTCCTTATCTGCCGGGATGATGGTCGGAGCATTATCAATTTTCAACAGCACTTGTGCGCCGTATGTATCTATAATTCCACTTGTCCGCAATTCCTGTTTCAGATGGTCCGCATCAATCAGTCTGCCGTGGTCGTGGACTGGGATTAGAGGGCAACGCTCATGCCGCTCGTCAAAATTGTGGATAGGATACATCGTTATCGTACAACGATAGTATTCTTCCGTGCCGTCCTCAAACACATAGCAAGCGCACAGTTCACACTCACCACAGTTTGTTGGCATCTCCATGCCCTTAATCAGTACGCTCATTCTGTTTCCTCCTTCGGCGGCTCTGCCGGGATGATTGTGGGAGCGTAATCAATAGCATCCTCAAGTTCGTCCCATGAGTAAAGACATTGCTCCCCGATAAACACGGTGCTGCGAAATTTGTCCCTGTCTATCAAATCCCCATGCGGCGGGACGGG